GTTAAGAACGAGAAGTATGGCGATATGTTCAAGATGGGTGTTATTGATCCGGTGAAGGTGACCAAGAACGCGCTGATCAATGCGAGCAGTGTCGCGACTACTATACTAAGTACTAACGCTATTATCACACACGCAAGAGCAGACGTATGATACCAATAGGAAAGAATATATTAATTAAGAAGGTTGAGGAGAAACTCAAAACATCTTCCGGGCTCCTCCTGTCGCAGGAGGATGCTTCCGGCTTTCGATACCACAAAGCTCAGGTTGTCAAGCCAGGCACTGAGGTTGAGATCATACAGGCGGATGACCTTATTTACTATGACAAGGCAGCAGGTCATTCCCTGTTTATTAAAGATGAGGCGTATACAATTATTCAGGAGCGCGATGTCGTTGTTGTTTTATAAACTGGTTCATCTCTATAATCATATTTCGATAGACCTTATCCATGTACGAAGCGTCCGCTCTGAAGAGCGGATTCATGCTCGGAGATTCTCCGATCTCCTCGCCATTTAATTTTTTGTATAGTGTATTCACAAGTCGCTTTCCCTTATACGATAATTCGTATAGGGTTGTTTCCTTTCCCTGCCTTTTTCTCCATACGTGGATCCATCCTTCTTTGAGTAGTCTGTAGAACCGTGGCTCGTCCCATGACATGCACTGCTCGAACTCCTTGAACTTAGTCTTGTTGAATATATGCTCGCTATAGAGGAAGAACAGCATATCAATGTCGGGTGTCCCGATATTGTACTTGGCCTTGGCCCAGTAGCGTATCACACGCCAGTATTTCATGTAGTCGTGAGTGGGCTGTGCCCTGTCGTAGTTCTTACGAATTAAATCTGCCATTAAATTAAATTGTATATTTGAATGATAAAGATATACAACTATGGCAAACGGTAAAGGTAACGATCCTAAAAAAAGGATGATGAAGACTATAACATCAAAAGACCCTTCACAAAAAAGAATGATGAAGACTATAACATCGATAGCACGTCCAAGAACTGGAGGTAAGGCAGCATCACGAGCCGCATCAGGGGCCAAAGCAGCAGGAGCCGTAGCAGGGGCCAAGGCAGGAGTCAAAGCAGGGGCCAAAGCAGCAAAAAGAGGTGTAACATTAGGGGTAATGGAAGGGATGTCAAGAATACCTTTTAGAAACTCTTTCATTCAAAGAATGATGTCAAGAAGACAAGACTAAATCTATGGCAAACGGAGGACCAAAAAATAAACCGAACTTACCTAAGTACAGAAAGCAAAAGGGAACATCTTATAATTTTAAGAGGGACCTTGAAACCAGTACGGGATCATCAGACCAACCTTATATTGTTTATGACATGCACTTTAAAAGCAGACCATCAAAGAAACATCTTGACAAAGTAAAGGCAAACACTTCAATGCGAAACGCTTTTATTGATAGATTTATTAATAATTACTATGAATCCGAATCCTTCAGAAATTCTTTAAAAAAACAGGGATTATATAAATAGATACGAACCTTAAAAAATGGCAAAAGGCAGAACTAAAAAGAAAGGAAACAAGATTTGTCCAGAGGGCATAGCATGGGCGAAGAGGACGTTTGACACATACCCGTCTGCCTATGCTAATATGGCGGCCAGTAAATATTGTAAAGACCCTAATTATGCCAAGGGTGCAAAAGGAAAGAAGTAATGAATGTAAAACAAATGAAAGAAGTTGTGAAGCAGCTCAAGGGTGCTTCCAGAATGCATGCTCAGCAAGCAGCTAAGATTGAGCGAATGATCAAGTCAATGGCTAAAACTAAAAAGAAATGAAAAAAATTAAGTACGCAGACATGGGTATGAAAGATGCTCAGATAGATAGGTATTTGACAACCAAGCAGCAAACATTGCCGCCACGACTCCAGAAGGAGATAATTAAGTCGAAGATGAAAAAAGATGGGAGAGCTTAAGAAATGGAGAGAAGAGAATTGGGTACGAATAGGGACGGATGGTTCTATACTGGGCGCTTGTGGTACGAGCAAGGACAAGAAGAACCCGGACCGCTGTCTTCCGATGGCGAAAGCGAAGAGCATGACGAAGGCCCAACGTGCTGCGACTGCACGGAAGAAGAAACGTGCGAGAAAGACTGTTGTGGCGAACACTGCTGCAGGAAGAGTAACTAAACGATTTACAAAAAGATAAACTATGAGTAAGCTATTAAAAGTTTTAGATCTATTAATGAGTGATATTGCTGTGGCGTGTTACGCTGCTGTTATCGCTGTTGTTGTATTTGCCAAAGGACTACCTGTTATTGGAGGTATTGGATTAGGCATTGCTATAACCAAACTATGGTCAGCTATCGCCTCAAAAATAAAGTAACATGGCAAACGGAACTGGAGGCAAAAAGCCCGTTATATCAACTGCTCAGCAAGGTCTTGTCTACGGACAAAAAAAGGGTAGTAAGAAAGATGAAATAAAAAGACTGGTTGCCGGAGGGTTGACACGAAGAGAAGCTCGCAAGAGAATTCGTCAACGTAAAAAGAACCAATTAAACCTACCATCATAGACTATGGCAAGTAAGACAAAAATGAGTTGTAATAGACCCATGAAGTCTGATCGCCCTGGGAAGAAAAAGATGGTAAAGGGTTGCGAAGGCGGAAAGGAGAAGCTAATTCACTTTGGCGCTACCGGTTATGGTCATAACTACTCGGCGGCAGCTCGTAAATCTTTTCGTGCGCGGCATAAGTGTAGCACTGCCAAGAGCAAGCTAACTGCAAGATATTGGTCGTGTAAAACTCTATGGTCGGGACCTGGTGGATCTACTAAGTCATCTCCAAAAAGTAGACAAGGAAAATATTAGTATATTTACAAAAAAATAAGATATGCCAACTGTAACATATTCATGTCCTGATTCGGGCAAAATGAAAAAGAAAACATTCCCTTACAATGCTGTAGGAAAAGCGCAGGCTGCAGAGTTTGCAAAAACTATGGGCGGTAAGAAAGTAGATAACCCAGGCTACGGGATGGAAAAGAAAATGGGATCAAGCTATTAAAAATAAAAAAATGAAACATCAAGGTTATAACGCAAGGTTAGATGAGTCTATTGGAATGAAGCATAGAGGTGCTAAAAAGCAGTCTATGAAAGACAGAAGAGACGAGTCTAAAGGAATGGCTAAGGCAATGACAGGTCACGCATATAGTGGTGACCACTCAATGGATAAGCATTACCCAGCAAGTGTAAAAGAGCACTTGGGTAGATTGATCCGCAGCTAATGGCAAAGGGTAGAACAAAGAAAGGAGCCTTTCCCGCGATCAGCAAAAAGAACGAGGGGAAGTTTACCGCCTGGGTAGAGAGGAACATGCCCGGCACCTCCGTGTGCGCAGCTGCTTCAAAGATCATGAAAGCCAAAGATGATAAGTATAGCGCCAGTGTTCGAAAGATGGCTAACTATGCTAACAACTTTGGTTGTAAAATGAAAAAATGAAAAGAACTCCAATCAAATCAAGGGGGCTTGGTGATTCAATAGAAAAGGTCACCAGAGCTACAGGAATTAAAAAGGTCGTGGACACCGTGGCGAAGGCTACTGGCAAGGACTGCGGATGCGGCCAAAGAAGAGACACATTAAACAGATTATTCCCATATCAACGATAATAAACTATGGCATATCAAAAACTACAGACATCATCGGGGTTAGCAGTAATTAAAAGTGCTACTGTTCCTATTCCTGATCCATCTACAGAGGTATTAAGCGGCACCGCTGATTTTTCCGTGGCAGGAACACTGACTGATGTGGGAACAACATTCACTTCTGCAGGTATTCAAAAGAATGCTATTGTATACAATACTACTGCGCAGAAGGCTTATTTTGTTACTGCAGTTACAGACAACCTAAACCTTGCTCTATCTCCAAGTTCAGCTGGCGGAGCAACTGATAATTACATTATTTTTAACGCTCCGACTAACGGGTGTATACTTTTTGTTGGAGGCACAGGAGATGTTGTTGTTCAAACGGCTACAGATAAAGACATCCCTGCTGCTTCTGTAACTGAGTTAACATTCAAAAACATACCTAATGCAGCGTTCCTTCCGGTTCAAGTTGTTAGGGTAGATGACACAACAACCGCCACTGATATTATAGCTCTCTGGTAACATGTCTACGGGGATCGGCATAGGAATAGCAGGTAATGTGTTTCAAACACGAGCGGGCTTAGGTTCCGATATTACTATAGCTACACTTTTGGCTATATCAGGAAAGGGCACCGAGCAACAGATTGTTACTGCAGCAATACAGGGTACAAGTGGTAACCCTCAGTGCGGAGGTGCTGTTGAATTACAATTAGGTAGGTACGTTGCGTATCACGGGCAGTTAGCAAATTCCGATAATCAAAACGTTAGGTGTAATGGTGTAACGCAAAGCGGTTCAACATTAACACTGAGTACATCTCAGCAAGATATTTTTAACGGAACAGCAGACTTAGACCCATATGGAAGGGGGCAGGCTTGTGGAGCAGTAGCATTAAATTCAACTCAGTGCTTGATTGTTGCGCCTGAAGTGGGTACCGGTAACGTGTTTAAATTAGTTGAGTACACAGGAGGAACAAGCAACCTTTCCATCACCTCAACGTTTAATGATGGTGACACCTCGAACTATGTAGATAGGTTCCCAAGATTTGCTGTTTTAGCGGTTAGCGGTTCAGTATACACGGTGGCGTCGACGGGTTTAACAAGGACAGGAGCCTACCCATACGCAAGGGTTTGGGACGTAGATGTATCTGCAGGCACCGCAACATCAAGAGGTATACTGTATCCCCAAGGATTGGTAGGCTCAGGAGCGGCTCAAACCGAGTTGGTTGAGTTGGGAACGGTTGGCGGGAAGGAGTGCTTCGCAATTTTTTATGGTAAGTCAACGGCAGGCTACGGTGTTTTATATTACGCAGTTTACGAGTACAATACATCCACTAATACATTGGTTGAAGTTGTGGGTGACACCTTGTATCAGTCAGGTTCTAATCAGTGCGTTACTGATTTTCAGTATAAGATTGAGGATGGAATAGGTTTAATTAGTTACATTGAAAATAATGCGGCAGCTTATGTTGCGGGCTGCACTTATGATGGCACGACATTTACTGTTGGTACACGAGCCTCAATAGGTAGCGCAAGTAATCAGGTTCATTTCCCTTCACTAAGACCGTACTATAACGGTTCGGAAAATTCAACAACTCAGTTTATCATGGGTGTTGCGTTGAATAGAAACAGCAGCTCCGCTCCTAAAAAATATAATGTTTTCCCTGTTGACTATGATAAGGGTGCAAACACATTTGATCTAACAGAGTTTAACGGAGCAAATAGTGAGGATGTACTATTGGATGCATCTAATACATCGGGTACCGGAGGTATTCAGGACAGAGCATTTATTGGGCAACAGGACATCGAGAACGGTACGATGATGGGTGTTCAGAGAGATTTGGTTGGCACCTTTAGAGGGATAAAAGGTAATTCATTTGAAATGACTACAGCGTAATGAAATTTTTAGTAACAGAAATAGAGAGACAAATTTGTCTGATGGCAGACAATATTATATTGGAAAATGATGATGTGTATTATGCATGGAACAATGCAACGCCTCATCATGTACAAAGAGCTAATTCAACCGACCCGTTGGTCATAGTTGATGTGCCTGAGGGTACTCAGCTCCCTGAGGATGAGTATATCATAAGTAAGTACTGCTACACCAGGGATGGAGAATTTGTAATTTATCCTGGTTGGGTTGAGAATAATTTGTAAAATAAATTTTATATTTTCGTAAAATGAATGAATCAATAAGAGACTCTGTACAGGTTGTTACGGCAAATGCAGGAGCACTGGGGTTGACGCTGACAGATTGTAATGAGATCTTGCAGATGATTTCTTTAATACTGGCTATAGGGTTTACGATATATAAATTTAGACAGTCAATAAAGTAGAACATCATGGGCCCATTTTTATCAAAAATATTTGGAGCAAAGGGTGGCAAGCAAATTGGAGACGGTATAGGAAACTTAGTTGATCGATTTGTTCTTACCAAAGAAGAGAAGCAGGAGTTTGAGATGAATCTCAGAAAGGTTTTTCTTGATGCTGAGGCCGACATGCAGCTTAACGTTACTAAGCGATGGAAGGCGGACATGATGAGCGATTCCTGGCTAAGCAAAAATGTTAGACCATTGGTTCTTATATTTTTAGTTCTTAGCACAGTTCTATTGATATTTATTGATGCTGGTAAGTTCAACTTTCATGTTGAAGAGAAGTGGACTGACCTGTTGCAGATAGTTCTTATCACAGTTATTGGCGCCTATTTCGGAGGTAGATCAATAGAAAAGGTACGTAAGTAAATGCCACGTAGAATAGAATCGTTTTACGAGCACAAAGGAAAGAAAAGGCGTCCTGGAGTTCACGCTAAATCAAAAACGAGCTCTATTAAGACAAGCAAAAATTACGTAAAGAAGTATAGGGGCCAGGGCAAGTAAAAAGCCTTGGACAACTTTTAGTATATTTGCATTATTAAAATCTAATTTAACATTATGACTAAAATCGCAGAAAACGAATTACAGGAGCTTCAGGGTCTACACGCTGAATTTAATAAGATTAAAAGCCAGCTTGGAGACATTGCTCTACAGGAACACGCTTTGTGCCTGAAGACTGAAGCTATTAGGAAAAGCTTTCAAGACCTTGAGAAAGGCTTGATGGAAAAGTATGGAGAAAACGCAGTAATCAACCTGGAGACAGGTGAAGTAAAGCAGAAAGAAGACAATGGCTAAAATAGAAAATACTACAGTATACCCTACGGTAACCCCCGCATCGGAAGACCTTCTCATTGGAACTGATGTTAGTGATAATAATAAAACGGTAACGTTTCTTGTCAGCTCCGTATCTGGAGCAGGGGGTGTTGCTCAGGGACTTCAATCTGTATTAGATACTGGCAATAGTGCCACTCAAAACCTATCTCTTACGGGTAACATCACTGTAGTAGGAACTATTACACCAACAACCTTAACTGCGTCTAATGGCGTGGGTACGGCTGGACAGATTCTTTCATCTACCGGAACAGGGCTTCAATGGATAGCATCACCTTCGGTAAGCTGTTGCGACTTGGATAGCGTAATGGCCGTAGGTAATACTACATCACGCGATCTTCTTATCACGGGCAACATTGACATGAGCGGCATTGGTAAAGCATTAAAGCTTAGCAATGGAGTTGACATGACGCTGGCTGTTGGATCCAGCATTACAACATCGGATGCAATCAACTTAGGTACTACCTTAAACTTTGGGGCAACAACTACTCTTAGTGATTACTCTGGAGCAACAGGTAGCGCGGGTCAAGTATTAACTGTAAATCCCGCAGGAACTGGTGTTAAGTGGGGAACACTACCAAGTGCCTCCACACCCACTATTCAACAGGTGCTTACAGCAGGTAATGTTGCCACTGGTGTTGGAATTAGTTTTGTTGGCGCGAGCGCTATAACTTTTGACAGCACAGCAAGCATCACATCTGCTGGAACAAATTCTTTTTCAGGCAACAATAAATTTTCTGCTACAGGCACAGCGAGCAATACCGCTGCAGTTTTATTTAGTGGAACACTACATGACGGTTCTGGTGTAGGGTCAGCTGGGCAGGTGCTCACCAGCACAGGAACTGGGGTTGCATGGGCAAATGAGACCATAGAGTCAGTAAATGTAGGCACACCGGTAACATCTTCAGGAGCTCCTATTACAATTAGCCCCACAACAGGACTTGTAAAAGTAACATCAAATGCTTATGCTGGAGGATCAAACGTTGGACATGTCCCAGCAGGAGGTACGGCAGGCACATTCCTTCAAGGAGATGGAACATGGGCCGGCAACGGAGGAGGATTTGCTCAGACGTATAACTTTTGTAATAATGGGGGCTCAATGACACAAAACAACTACTATACTTTTTTGGGCATTGATGATACAGACTTTAGCTCTAAATCTACATCTGTCACCAATGACCTTGGCGCCAGTTCGCCTACAGCAGGTACGTATAGCGATATAGATTACCACGCAGGATTTATATTTGTTAATGGACAAGCAGGATCGTGCGCTTCATCTATTGATGTGCCTACCGTATGCTCGGTAGACTTTTCTTTTATAACGGATACGTCTTTGGAATATGAACTTTCTTTATGGAAAGGCCAGACGAGACCTGTGGCAGCAGCAGTTCTCGTGGCTCAAGCCACAATAAGCGCAGGAACGAATACTCTTGAAGCTGCCAGTGCAACTCTTACGCCAGCAAACACGACATTGGATGCTGCTCGCGGTTTATTCTTTACATTGAGAAATGTCAGTGGGGGTACTATAACCCCTTCTATTCAAGGTAGAATTAATATTAAATTTAGTCAATCATAATGAAATGGATATTCGTAAAATATCAATCGGCGCGGACTACAAGTCTGGGGCCATGCACTACCTTGTAGGACAGGATGTCCTGGGTGGATCGCACAGTATACATCTTATTCAAGCAGACGATGAGTCCTATAAGATATGGATTCAGAAGGATGAAGAAGTTTTTATGTGGAAGGAGTTCCGCAAGACATTACCAATATCTTTAGAGTTTAATATTAATTTTTAATGAAGTCACCAACGGATTTTATTGTAAGACCTTACAATAACCGGAGATACGACAACATTAAAAACATTGGCGGAATGGATTTCGTCACAAGCGTATCTCAGGAAGATCATAAGGCATCAAACAGATTTGCAACTGTGGTAGAGACACCCATCAACTACGATGGGCCTATTGGGATTGGGGACACCCTCCTTGTGCACCATAATGTATTTAAGTTTTTCTACGACATGAAAGGAAGGGAGAAAAGCGGTCGTAGCTTTTTCAAGGATGACCTTTTCTTTATAGATCATGAGCAGTTCTTCTTATACAAGAAGGACAACGAGTGGAAGGCTCATGGTAAGTATTGTTTTATAAAGCCGGTTGACGCTAAGGAGTCTTTTATCTTCAAAGCTGGTGAAGAGCCATTAGTCGGAATAATTAAGTATATTAATAAGGAGCTGGAAAGAAAAGGGCTAAAAGAAGGCGATACTATTTCATTTGAACCTGACAGTGAATATGCGTTTCAGGTTGATGGTGAAAAGCTATATCGCATGTTTACATCCAACATTAAACTAAAGTTATAGATGAACATAACAGACACATCAGAAATTAAGAAACACATTATTGAAGCCGGATACAAGGCCGTAAAGCAACTTATAAAGGTAGCAAAAGAAGATATCATTAAGTATGACAAGGATGATGAGCTTGCCGCTGACCGACTTAAGAATGCAGCTGCCACAAAGAAGCTTGCCATATTTGATGCGTTTGAGATCTTAACACGAATAGAAAACGAAAGCGCTATGCTAAATGGCAACACTTTAGAGAAGAAAAGTAATACACCAAAAGGATTTGCAGAATCAAGATCAAAATAGCATCTACAGAGTAGTCAAAGACTACATACCCAAGAGTGTGCTGTCAAACAAAAACAAGGCACACACATGGCAGTATGGTTACAATAAAAAGTATGATGTTATAGTGATATCCAAGAACGGCACCGTAGGAGAGGTGTATGATATCAATGGCGTAAAAATAGCACTGCCTGACAAACCAAAGAACAGTTATAAGCGTAGCGATACTAAGGCTGATCAGTACTGGGAGGCGTTTGAATACCCAAAAGAGCTGAGTCGCATATCATCTATATTTCAGTGGCATGACGCGCCTGATCAATTCAAGAACCAATGGGTGGATTATATAGAACAGGAGTTTGATCGCAGAGAGGAGGGCTTCTGGTTCTACAACAACGGCACACCAACTTACATCACCGGCACGCACTATATGTATTTACAGTGGACCAAGATAGACGTTGGGCATCCTGACTTCCGCGAGGCTAATAGAATATTCTATATATACTGGGAGGCATGCAAGGCAGATCCACGCAGCTTTGGAATGTGTTACCTAAAGATCAGGCGTTCTGGATTTTCGTTTATGAGTTCGTGTGAAGGAGTAAACCAAGCTACGATAACCAAAGATGCTCGTGTTGGTATACTATCTAAAACGGGATCTGACGCTAAGAAGATGTTTACCGATAAGGTGGTTCCTATATCTAATAACTATCCATTCTTCTTCAAGCCCATTCAGGATGGTATGGATAAGCCAAAGACAGAGTTAGCTTATCGAGTACCGGCATCCAAGATCACCAAGAAGAACATGTACGACATAGACGAAGAAAGGCTGGAGGGTCTTGACACCACTATTGACTGGAAGAACACATCTGACAACAGTTATGATGGTGAAAAGCTGAAGTTGCTTTTACATGATGAGAGTGGTAAGTGGGAGAAGCCTGAGAACATTCTAAACAACTGGCGCGTAACCAAAACCTGCTTACGTTTGGGTAGTAAGATTATTGGTAAATGTATGATGGGATCTACGTCCAATGCGCTTGACAAGGGAGGTAATAACTTCAAAAAGCTGTATATGGATTCCGATCCAAGAAACAGGAATGCTAACGGACAAACCAAGAGCGGCCTGTATTCATTGTTTATACCAATGGAATGGAACTTCGAGGGGTACATCGATAGATACGGCATGCCGGTATTGTATACCCCTGACAGTCCTGTTGTTGGTGTAGATGGTGAAGATATATACCAGGGAGCGATAAGCTACTGGGATAACGAAGTAGATTCACTTGGTGCTGATCCCGATGCTCTTAATGAGTTTTACCGCCAGTTTCCTCGCAGTGAGTCGCATGCATTTAGAGATGAGAGTAAGCAGTCTATATTTAACCTTACAAAGATCTATCAGCAGATTGACTACAATGACTCATTAATTACAGCACATCATCTAACGAGGGGTTCGTTCTCATGGCAGAACGGAGTAAAAGATACAAAGGTTATATGGAGCCCGAATAAAAGCGGTCGATTCCTGGTAAGCTGGACCCCACCTTCGCATTTGCAAAACAGAGTTGATA